AATTAACAAATCGTGAAGTATCCTGCCTCTCTTGGAATACTATGTATCCAGAACGTCGTTCTTACAAAGACCTTGAAGAAAGTACAAAGGTTGAATGGGAAAAGTTTATCTCTATTGTAAGAGATGTATTAGCTATAGAAAACGATACTCAAATATATTTGATTAAAGAAAAATTAAAAGACCAACTATAATGAAAATCTTAATTACAAGCGGTGGAACAGATGTTCCTATTGATGATGTTCGTAAAATTTCCAACATGAGTTCTGGGAAATACGGTGCAGAAATCGCATCAGTATTTTTTGAAAAATTACATGATGTTCTTTATTTCTCTTCTAAAAATGCTGTAAAACCAATTATAAATCATTGGGCAGACACAGGTAGTTATAACCAATTATTCTTTAAAGATTATGAATCATATCTAAGTAATTTTCAGAAAAAAGATTCTTTACCGTATGATATAATTATTTCTGCTGCGGCAGTGTCAGATTATATTTTAGATAAAACAGAAGGTAAAATTTCTAGTGATAGTGATGAATTAGTTATTCGTTTAAAGAAAGCACAAAAGGTTTTACCATTGATTCGTGAAGCCGCTCCAAATGCTTTTCTAGTAGGGTTTAAACTCTTAGTAAGCCCAACACCTTCTGAGGTTGAAACCGCTGTAAAAAAGGTGTTTTCTAACGGCGCAGACCTTGTTATATATAATGATCTTACTGAGATTAGAAAAGGTAATCTTTCTCGTTTTGTTTTTAAGCCAGACATGAGTTTTGAAGAAGCGAGAGATGCACACGAACTTGTAGATATTATATTGAAAAATAAAAATGAGCGTTCAGATTCAAAAAATAGCAATGGGCTGTAAGCCTGATCCTTATAAATTTACAATCATAGAAAGAGAAATTGTAAATTCTTATACCATAATTCTTGCACGATATGATGGTTGTAAAACATTTAATGGTGAAAAATTAATGCTTTGTGATGCAATCGTTCCTTATGATGTTGAAACTCTTGATCCTCATTTTATAGAGGGTCATCATGTAGTTGCAAGATTTGAACCTACTGAAAAAGGAAAAAAACTAGCACATATCTGTGCATTATCATTACCATGAATATTTTACACGGTTACACAGGAAGTGTTGCAACTACACTTCTTAATAAATTTAAGAAAGAATACTATTCTGATAAGAATATTTCAAATAAATTTATCTTTACTCAGTCATCTTTAAATTTTGTAAAGCTAGATGATTTTTGGTTTAGAAGTGATGAAGTATATGATGATGCAGAAGAGTGGAATACATATCAATCTTCAAAAAAAGTATTACATATTGACCTTTCTAAATGGGCAGATGTTTTTATAATTGCTCCACTTTCTGCAAACACACTTGCTAAACTAGCTAATGGTATTTGCGATAATCTTCTTACGTGCGTAGCAAGAGCATGGGACTTTAATAAACCTTTTATTGTTGCACCCTCAATGAATGATTTAATGTATTCTCATCCGATAACAGAGCAACATTTAAATATTTTAAAATCTTGGGGTATTGTTGTTGTACCACCACAGACCAAAAAATTATTTTGTGGAGATTATGGTTTAGGTGCTATGGCTAACATAGAAGATATTATTTCTTCTATCCGATCTTTATCTAAATAAGAGATTCTTAATAATTGAATATTATTTTCACGACAATATAAATTTTTTTTATTATCGTTTTCTACTATAGAATTAGACCAATATTTAGATGTTGTATCAAAATGCTGCTCTCCGTCATATTCTATACATAGATTATTTTCTGGTATATAAAAATCGAATTTTAAATATCCTCCTTTCATTCCTTTTAAATCTTTGAAAATTTTTTGATAAATAAAAATTATATTATTATCTGTTAAAAACTTTTCAATTTGTTTTTCTCCTTGTGAGAATTTACATTTTGGACAGCCTCTCTTTTGTAAATGACTTGCTGGTGTTTGACTAAAAATTAAATTACAAGTATTACATTTTATATCTACTTTGATGTTAGAATATTTATAATCTACACTATCATAGTTATAATAATTTCCATGAATTTTAACAGCACGTTCTATAAAAATATTTTTATTTATAAATAATTTTGCAATTCTATTGTTTATTCCACATAGTTTACAACCTCCTAATAGATGTCTTTTAGGCCATTGCTGAAATTTTCCATGAATTGGACATATGATGGTTACATCCTTATGTTTAACTTTAAATTCTACTAAAGAATAATCATATTTGTTTTCATGTATTTTAATAGATTCTTCGATGAATTGGTCAGCATTCATACATATATTTAGTGATAGTTTATATAAAAATCTTGAAATTTTAATATCAATAGACTAAGTTATACCAGAAAATGAACATCATTAATAAGTTTAAAAACAAAACAGCAGTAGCTATTATCACATGTAACCGTGAAGAATTTCTCCACAAAGCTTTATCATCTATTGATAAAGACTCTGTAGGAGAAATTTTTATTATTAATGCTGGTAGTCATTTAAAAGATAAGCCAGAAGGTGTTAGAATTATTCAATGTAACCGAAATCCAACAGTTGTTGGAATTGCAAAAAACATTGCTCTTCGAGAAATGAAGAAAAATGGTTATGAGTTTCTTTTCCTAATGGAAGATGATGTTCGTGTAAAAGATAATAAGGTTTTTCAAAAGTATATTGAAACTGCTATGGACAGTGGGCTATGGGCAGGACAACTATCTTATGGTGTACATGGTGGAGTAGGCGGAGGTAATGTTTCTCCTGATGGAACACCTTTAAAACGCCTTACAGTGCAATATACAGCGAATAAAGTAGATTTGTATCGTAACAGCTTTCATGCTTTTGTATTGTATCATGCAAACACTTTAAATCATATTGGATATTTCGCTGAAAACTATCTTAATGCTGCTGAACATCTTGATCATTATCTATCAGCATATTTAAAAGCTCTTGGTTGTAACTATTGGTATTTTCCTGATATTGAAAACTCGTTTGAATATCTTGAGGATATTGACGAAAATCACGGTAGTTCTGTTATTAGAAATAGTAAAGAATTTACTTCTAACTTTTCCACAAGCTGGGGTATTTTTAAAGACAAATATAATTACTATCCGCATGAAGTAACAGATTCATCAATCGAGGAAGTTCAAGAAAGATTAAATTTCCTTGAAAGAAATTACTCTCAAAAAGCTTTATTGGAGAACATTGTTGACAAGTAAGACAATGTAGTTTATATTCTTTTATGAGTTTTATTGATAAGCTAAAAGAGCTAGGCGCAGTTTTTATAGAAGAAACCATTAATATAAATGATGGAAAGTTTGTTCTTGGTAAAGATTCTACTGCATACGAAGAGTTTTTATATGTATTAAAATATGCAAACATTCCTTCAACTGCTGATATAGAATATAAGAAAAATCGTTTTATAGATGTTTTAAAAGCATTTATTGCAGCAGACTTTAAAGTTGGATTTGTTCGTTCGGTTTATAATCGTAATTCAATTGAATCTGTATTCTTTTTCAATGATGAGAAAAAAACCATTATTCAAGTAAATGATCGCAAAAGTAATGATTTTGTAATTTCTGATAGTGATGTAGATAACGCTGACGAGTATGCTACTATTTCTGTTTGTTATGATCTTTATAAAGGTTCAGAGTTTGTTAATAAAATTAAAGAAGATTTTTTCTGTAAAAAAGATTTAACCGATAGTGGTAAAATTCTTCTTTTTGAAAAAACAGAGTATAACGAAATGATTCTTACTCCTCATCCAATCAAAAACTATGATCTTGATTTGAGCGAAAATTATAACGATGATTTTATTCCAGTACATAATAAAATCAAAACATGGGCAGAAGATTTTAAAGCTCGTAATAATAAACTTGTTCTTCTTCATGGAGTTCCTGGTAGTGGCAAGACTAACTACATCAAGTATATATTAAACAGTATCACTTCTTCTAAAAAGATTTATATTCCTCCGTATCTGGTAAACAGCATGGCAGATCCTGCATTCTTTCCGATTATTAAGCGAGAAAAAGAAAGCATTATCATTATCGAAGATGCAGAGAAAATTCTTATAAACCGTGAAGATTCCGCAGATAATAGTATAATCTCTATCTTACTAAATCTTTGTGATGGTATTATGGCAGATGTATTAAACTTCAAGATTATTGCAACATTTAATACTGACGAAGATAAAATTGATGCTGCACTAAAACGTAAAGGACGTATGTTTTTGAAATATAAATTCGACTCCCTTTCAGAAGAAAAAACAAAACATCTTTTTAATAAACTTTATGGTGAAGCACCACCAAAGAAAAAAATGACTCTTGCTGAAATCTATAATGATGAGAATGAATTTGGTGAGAAAAAAGAAAAGAAATCAATAGGATTTATTAATTTATGAAAGAAAAGATAGGATTAGTAATAACAACTTTTAATTCTGAAAGCTATTTTAAGGATTTGTATAACACTATTCCTTTTGATAGATTAGATAAAGTGGTTGTTGTAAATGGAGGAGAACCTTATAAGGATGTTTATGATCATGAGAATCTCTATTGGATTCAACATGACAGTGTACGGTATCCATCTGTTGCTCGAAATGACGGTTTAAAATATCTATTAGAAGAAGATATAGATCACTTTTTTGTTTGTGAAGACGATATGTTGTTCAAAGATCCTTCAGTCTTTGAACAATATATAAATGCAAGTAAAAAGACAGGAGTAGAATATTTCATATATTCTTCTATTGCATGGGAAGCAGGTCAAAAAGGTAATCGAACACCAAATCAAATTGTAGAATATTCTTCTAACATATCTTTAGTTTTTAATAAAAATATGTGTAACGAATTTACATACACTTCTAGAAAAATCATTGATAAAATAGGATTGTATGATGAACATTTCAACTATACATTTGATGTAGATTTTGCTTATAGAGCTTTACGCGAGTTAGGAATTCCTTTTTGGAATTTTCCTGATTTAAGAAATTCGGACGATTTAATAAACAATAATGAATCAGCATCATCTAGACTTGATGCAGATGGTAAGCGTTTTACAAGATTACAACCTGATTATGAATATTTTAATAAGAAACACGGCTTATTTATTTCACAGATTCCTGTATTATCTCTAACTTATCTGATTGATGTGTTAAAAAAATTAAAAAAATAAATTATGCAAATTGCAATTATAACCAACACGTTCGGCAAATACCATCGACAGAACGTAGCATCAGAATCTTGGATTCATTTAAAATCATTATTTCCTGACAATATAAGATTGTATAATCTTCAATTCAAAGATGAGAAAAATACCTTTACTGATCATTATGATGGAGTAGAAACTGTTTTTTGTTTAGATACATCGAGTAAAACATATATCAAAAATATAACTAAAAAACTTCCTGTAATATCAGAAATAATTTTTCGAGGATTCGCGTATAGCAAATGCGATTATTTAATTTACACAAATTCAGATGTTATTCTTCTTCCTCGTCTTATAGAATATATTTTAACACAAAAACCTGATTGTATGGCAGGACCAAGACTAGATATTGAAAATATAGATTCTTTTCAAAGTGTTTTAGATGAAAAGGTTATTCCTGTGAGAAATGAAATTGCAGGTTATGATTTTTTTGTTTTTGAAAAGAGTTGGTTTGAACAATATAAGAAATATTTCGTTAGTAAATTTTTGATTGGAAAACCACTTTTCGATGATACATATGCAGGTCTTATGGTGCTCTTTGGTAAGAATACTCATATTGCAAATAATTATCCTATGATGGCACTGCATATACATCATGGTACGGATTCTGTAACAATAGATTGTCCTGAACGTGATCATAACCATAAAGTTCATGATTCTAATGATTTATTCAAAATTGCAACTAATATTATGTTTTTTAATTTACAGTATAATCTCTGTAAAAGAAAACCATGGGGTGCGTTTCTTCAACCACAAGTAAACGAACAGTTAATACAAAAAACTTTTTTCGATATAATGAACATACATACTAGTAATCAGATTAAATACGTGGAATGAAAAAATTAGGAATAATACAACCCGGAAAAATAGGAGATATAGTTATTTGTCTTCCAATAGCTAAATGGTATAATGATAGAGGTTATGAAGTAATTTGGCCTATAGATCGAAATATTATTAATAATTTTTTAGGGTATATTGATTATGTAACTTTTATCCCTATTGATTTTGATTGTAGAGTCGCTCATCAAACATGTTTTGATAATTTCTGTAGTAAAGTAATTGATGTGTCATTTACTTTACCAGGAGCAAATAATTTTAATACACAGAATTATTTATCACAAGATCTTTATTCATTTGATGAGTATAAATATTTTCTGGCAGATGTTCCATTTGAAGAAAAATGGAAATTGGAAATAAACAGAAATATAGAAAAAGAAGATATTCTATATGATAAGTTAGTAAAAGAACCGAATTATGTAGTATGTGTAACTAAAACATCAGACGGTAATCGTGATGACGTTCGATATGCAGGAGACTTACAACTTATTACTATAGAGTTCTTAACAGATAGTGTTTTTGATTGGATAAAAATTTTAGAAAATTCTACTAAACATATAATTGTTGATAGTTGTTTTATTAATATTATTGAACAGTTGAACATACCTTGTAAAGAAACTCGTCATCTCTTATTAAGAAATGGATATTATGGAAAAAAATTAAAAGACGGATACTGGAAAGGAAAGCCGCGAACTAAATTAGATTGGATAGAAATTTAACATGGAAAAAAACGCATTCACAATCGTACTAAACGGGATGCCATACTTAGAATGGCAATATAAAATTATACCAAAAGTTTTTGATAATTGGTATATCATAGAAGGTGCAACAAAACCTACAAAAGATACAGCATGGTGTAGTAACATACCAGATAAATATTATAACGAATTTAAATTATCTGTTGATGGAACAACAGAGTTTTTAGATCATATCAAATCTGACAGAATTCATGTTCTCCGAACTAATGGAACTTTTTGGGACGGTAAAGTTGATATGTGTAATTCTTTTATGGACCGAATTAAAACACCTTCAATTCTTATGGAATTTGATGTTGATGAAATATGGACAACTGAAAAGTTAGAAGAACTTCTCAATTTCTCAGAAGAAAAGTTTGATGAAGTTGACGGATTTATGCTTAAATGTAATTATTTTGTAGGACCAGGACTTTATATTTCTAATGAAGGACATTACGGAAATCCTTGGGACCAGTGGAGTCGTCATTGGCATATTAAAAAACCTACAAGATGGATTTCTCATGAACCTCCAAGACTAGAAGGTTTAAACCGATTTTTACATCGAAACGTAACCTCTGAAAAGGGATGGGTGTTTGATCACTATGCATACTATCTAGAAAATCAGGTCGCTTTCAAAGAAGATTTTTATGGCTACCGTAATGCAGTTTCACATTGGAAACGCTTACAGAAAAATACTAAGTTTCCTTGTCTTCTTAGAGACTTTTTACCTTGGGTAACAGATGGTGCAGTTGTTGATAGAATTAAACTTGAAGTTTGATAATTAACATATTAAATATTTTTCATGATAAAATTCTTCGATAAAAAATATATAGATTTTGTTCTTATTCAAAGAACAAGATTAAAAACAGAGTATGGTATAATACCAGATAGTTCAGAAGAACAGATATGTTCTGCATTGTCACAAATGGCATATAAAGATTTATATTTAATCGAAAAATATATTTCAAGTTTAGATAATTGTAATATTTTAGACATTGGTTGTGGATTAGCTACTATAGATGTTGCTTTATCAGAAAAGTCAAAAAATGCAACATATTATCTTTTAGATAAATCACAAGATATAGATACTGCACGAAAATTTAATGGGTTTAATAAAGAATATGTATTTTATAATAACATGGATTTACTAGATCAATTTTGTAAAAATAATATACAAAACAATTCTTATGTTATTGTTGATGCCGACGAAATTAAAAATGTAGATAAAAAATTGGATTTAATTATCTCTCTTTTATCATGTGGTTGGCATTATTCTATTAATACCTATCTTGATTATATAAAATATAACTTAAAAGAAGACGGACAACTTATTATTGATGTCAGAAATGGAACAGATGAAACTTTATTATATGATACTTTTCATAATGTTAATAGATTATATAATCATGCTGAAAAAAGACATGATGGTGGTATTGTAGGATACCGATATATTTGTTCTTTTTTAAAATAAATGATAACTAGTATCTATAGAGGAGGATTGGGAAATCAATTATTTCAAGTAATAGTCGGTTATTTTTTAGCAAAACAAAATGGTGATGAGTATGGTATAAATCCTTTTTTAGATAAAGGGAGAGGACAGGGAAACTCTATAAATAATTATATAAATTCTTTATTCAAAAATATAAATAAAACAAATCATATAGGATCGAATCTTTATAAAGAACCACAGTTTAACTACACATCTATAGAATATTCAAAAGATTTATTACTAGAAGGATTTTTTCAGACAGAAAAATATTTTCTGAATAAGAAAAATGAAATAAATGAATTACTAGATTTCAGATGTGATGAAGACCCGACAAATATTTGTATAATTCATATAAGAACTGGCGATTATTTAAATAGAACAGAGTTTGATATAGTTACACCTAAATATTTTCAAAATGCAGTAAATTATATTTTATCTATTAATGAGAATATAGTATTCAAAATTGTTTCTGATAACAATAATTATGCTCTTAAATATATACCCTCTAACATAAAATATGAATTTGTTTCATCTGATGAATTACAAGATTTAAAAACTATCTCCAAATGTGATTTTGCTATAATATCTAATAGCTCTTTTGGTTGGTGGGGTAGTTATTTAGGAAAAAATAAAATTACACTAGCACCTAATAAATGGTTTAACGTAAACTCTGATGTTTCGGATATATACCGAAATGATATGATAAAAATAGAAATATGATATTTGATTTAAAACAACTAATAACGAAATATAATATGAATTTACAAAATGTTATTCATATTGGTGGTCATCACGGACATGAGGTAAAACTATATAAAGAAATTAACCCCAATTGTACGGTTGAAATTTTTGAACCACATCCCGACACGTTTTCTATAATGAAGAATAATGTTTCTATATTCTCTCAAATAAACTGTCATAATGTGGCATTAGGTTCAAAGGAAACAACTATGGAACTTTTTGTAGAGACTACTAATCAGGGGCAGAGTAATTCACTCTTAAAACCTAAATACCATGTTAACCAATATCCACATATAAGATTTGAAAATGTAATAGAAGTTCCTGTTAAGACATTGGATAGTTTCCAATTAGATAAAAGCTATAATTTTATATCTATTGATGTTCAAGGTTTTGAATTAGAGGTATTGAAAGGGGCGACTGCCACTCTTAAAAATATAGAATTTTTAATAGCAGAAGTTAATAACACTGAACTGTATGAAGGATGTTGTATGGTTGAAGAGTTGGACCAATTTTTAAAGCAATTTAATATGCATCGCTTAGAAACAAATTGGATGGGAGGAACTTGGGGAGACGGTTTTTATATGAGACAATGAGAACTGCATTTTGTTTTTCAGGAGAGTTACGAAGTATAGATAAAACCTATTCATTAATGAAAGAAAAATTAATGAATAGGTTTTCAGACTATGATATTTTTTATCATACGTGGAACGATGATCCTGATCTTTCTAAATTAAGTTATATAGAAAATGACTCGCATACCAAAAATATCTTAATTGAAAATCGAATAACTTTACCAGAAAGAGATGTCTATGAAAAGAGTAAAAGATCAGAAGTTTTTGTTCAAGGTTTGTTAAGACAATTATATTGTTTAAAAAAATGTAATAGCTTAAAAATTCGATATGAAAAAGAAAATAGTTTTATATACGACATTGTAGTGAGAATACGTCCAGATATATTAATTATTGATAACTCTTGCTTAGAGAAAAATATAGAATCTTGGGATATGAAAAATTACGTATATACAACAGACCATGATGATCATCACGGTTATAATGATCGTTTTTATTTTTCTAATTCTGAAAACATGGATTTTCTATCTAATAGATTAGACTTATTGGATATGTATATGGATCTAGGTGGTATTTTTCATTATGAAACCTTTTTTAAATTTTGTGTTCATTATAAAGAATTACAAATAGCTCGTTCAAATATGGAGTTTACTCTTTTAAGAACAAACGGAGAATTTTCAGGAGAATTACAAGATAAAATTATAAATATATACAATGTTTAGTTTGTGTATACCTACATATGAGAGATATGATGAGTTTTTATCCAAAACTTTAGATAAATATATCTCTAATAATTTAATAAGTGAAATAATAATAACTGATGATAGCGGAAATGATGTTGATAAAATAAAAAACTCATTTCATAGTGATAAATTACGTTTATTTAAAAATGAAAAAAGACTTGGTATATTTTTTAATAAACTGGAATGCTGTAAACACGCTAGTAATAAATGGATAGCATTATTAGATTCTGATAATTTTGCTGATGATAATTATTTTAAAAAAGCAGAAGAATATATAAAATCTAATACATTAAAAGATACATGTATATTAGCACCTTCTTTTGCAAAACCTAACTTTGATTATAGATTTTTAGAAAATACTATAATTACAAAACATAATTTATACGAGAATTTTAAAAAATATGAAATTTTTTCAACATTTTTAAATACCTGTAATTATGTTTTAAATAAAAGTCTTCTAGAAAATCTAGTAATAGACGATCCGACTTCGAAAATATACAAATCACCAGCAGATTCAATATTATTTCTAATAATGTATTTTGAACAAACAGATTTAGAAATTCATATATTAAAAGATATGCATTATGATCATAGAGTTCATGATGATAGCACATATCTTAAAACATATCAACAATATGAAAATGAAATAAACTATATACATTCGAAATTGTATACATTTAAATAAATAAAATATCAGAAATATTATTTAGTTGAAAATTAGTTCTTTATATAATATATAATAATATGGAAAATATTTTAGTTTTTGGTGGAACCGGAATGGTAGGTTCTTCCTTAAAAGAACTTGATACAGATTTAAATCTTATTTTTCTCAGTAGTAAAGACGCAGATTTAACTTCTGAAAAATCTACTGAAAAAATTTTTAAAGATTTCAATCCTGTAGGAGTTATTAACTTAGCCGCAGATTGTGGTGGTCTGTATAAAAATCTAAACTTAGGAATAGACCTTTTTGATAAAAACATTAAGATAAATTCTAATGTTTTAAAATATAGTCATAAATACAATGTAGAAAAAGTAATATCATGTTTATCTGTTTGTATATTTCCTGAATTAAATGATTGTTCTTGGTTAGAACTTCCTATGTCAGAAAATGATATACATTCTGGACCTCCTCATGATTCTAATAACTGCTATGCATATGCAAAAAGAATGGTAGATGTTTTATCTAAAAAATACCGAGATATGTATGGACGTAATTATATTACAATAACACCTACTAATATATTTGGACCATTTGATAATTTTTCTGAAGATACTGGACATGTTATACCTGGTCTTATAAGAAAAGCAGTGTTAGCAAAATCCGAAAATAAACCTCTAGTAGTTAGAGGAACTGGAAGTTCGCTTCGTCAATTTATATATTCGAAAGATTTAGCCAAGCTTATAATTTGGGCGTATAAAAATTATAACGAAAAAGAAACTATAATATTTTCTCCAAGTGAAGAAGATGAAATTTCCATAAAAAACATTTCAGAGATTATATCAAAAATAATCGGAGTAGAGAATATAATTTACGACTCTTCTTTTAGTGATGGTCAATATAAAAGAACAGTATCTAATAAAAAATTACAAACTATGAATCCTTCTTTCAGATTCACTCCTATAGAAAAAGCTTTGGAAGAAACAATAGAATGGTTTAAGAATAACAATATATGAAAAAGGCATTAATAATCGGCGCAAATGGTCAAGACGCATCTTATCTAGCAGAATTGCTTATAGATAAAGGATACGATGTTCATGGAACTATTAGAAGAAATTCTGTTCCAGAATCACAAACAACAAGAATTCAAAGTATATTTGAAAGTAATAAAATAGTTTTACACTATGCAGATTTAACTGATACTATTAGTGTAGAACAGGTTATTAAGGATTTACAACCTGATGAAATTTATCATCTTGCTGCACAGTCACACGTTCAAATCTCTTTTGAATTACCTAAATATACACTTGATGCAAATTGTGGTGGAACTCTTGCAGTTCTTGAAGCAGTAAGACGATTCTCACCACATTCAAAAGTGTATTTTGCAGCAACTAGCGAAATGTTTGGTAATTGTTATGATGCGGATAAATTTCAAAGAGAAACTACAAAAATGATTCCTGTAAGTCCGTATGGTTGTTCTAAATTATATGGTTTTAACTTATGCAACAACTATCGCAATTCATACGACATGTTTATAACATCTGGTATTTTATTCAATCATGAATCTCCAAGAAGAGGTATAAATTTCGTAACAAATAAAGTTGTTCTAGGTGCAGTTAAAATATTCCTAAATCAAGAAAAAAATCTTAAACTTGGAAATCTTGATGCATATAGAGATTGGGGTCATGCTAAAGATTATGTAGAAGCTATGTGGAGAATGATTCAAAAAGATTCACCTAGTGATTATGTAATTGCAACAGGTGAGACACGTTCAGTAAAAGAATTAGTTGAAACTGTTTTTGGTAGTCTTTCTCTTAAGTGGGAAGACTATGTAATTGTTGATCAAAAATATATTCGTCCAGAAGAATTAGATTTCTTAAAAGGCGATTCTTCTAAAGCTAGAAAAGAATTAAATTGGAAACCAGAAATAACATTTCATTCTATGATAGATGAAATGACTGAATATTGGTTGAAAGCTCTAAGAAAGTAACTAAATAACATTATTATGATGACTACCGCAAAAGCCTTTGGCATTGTTCGTCCTGGCGATCACATTGGACACACTCAAGCAGTTCCTGCTCAACCTTCTCCTCAACAAAATGTTGAAGCAGAAAAATTCAAACTTCTTTCAGAAGCAATTCAGAAGTTTATGAATAAAGAAATCACCAAAGCGGAACTAGAAATGATACAAAATTCGTTGAAATAACTGTTCTTCTATTGTATAGTAAATTGTGATTTCTAAAACCGTCCAGTTTCAAAAAATAAAAGTTCGTAATTTCCTTTCATATGGTGACTCTCCAATTGAAGTAACATTCAAAGATGGTATTACCTTTGTAACAGGATACAATAAGGATGAAGATTCTTACAATGGCGTTGGTAAAACTTCGCTTATTGTTGAGTCTTTATCCTTTTTGCTTTTTGGTGAAACATACAGAGATATTAACCAAAAGCTTATTAAAAATAAATATGGTGGAAAAACTTGTATTGTAGAAGGTTGGTTAAAAGTTAATGATGATGAATTATATATTGTTCGATCAATTTCACCAAACAAGTTAATTTTAACAATCAATGGTGATTCTGACACTTATACAAAATCTGTTCCTGAAACTACAAAATATATAATTGATCTTCTAGGTGTTTCTAAAACTGTTTTTACAAATACTATTGTAATGACAAACAGAGAAAGTATGTCTTTCTTAAATCAAAAGAAAGAGATTAAAACAAAATTTGTTGAAGGTATTCTAGGGCTTGAAGCATTTACAGAGTTTTTAAAACTAGCAAAAGATGAAGCAAAACTTGTTGACGAAAACAGAAGTAAAAAATATCAAGAAACACTTTTGGTTGAAAGAGATTTAAATAGTGATCAAAATTACTACACTCAATACGAAGATAAAAAAATCAATGATCAGAGAAATATTGAAAATCGAATAGATTCACTGAAATCTATTCAACCAATTGATAACTCTTTAAAAATTAGTCTTCTTGAAAAAGAAAAAGTTGAATTAGAAAATTCACTTCCTGAAAATGAAAATCGTGTTCAGCGTGGAATTAAAAAGAAAGCAGAGCTTGAGGCAGAGCAGTTTCAAAAAGAGAAAATTCTTCGTGGATTATCAGGAAAACTCACAGAATGTCCGTCTTGTAAAAGACCGTTTGAAGATCATAATTTTGATGAAATTGAAAAGGAAAAAGAAGAATTAAAGAAAGTTATAAACGAACTCTCTGAACAAATTAGTAAGTTTAGTAGAGGTATTTCTAAAGTTAATTCTGAAATTAGTGATGTTAAAAATAAGATTCGTGAAAAGACTAGTGAAATATCAATCTTGAATAATGAACAACAAAAATTTATTAAGAGTGAAGCTGAGATTAATAATCTTTTAGAAAGTTTAGAAAATCTTAAAAAGTCTGAAAATCCATTTTCTGTAAAAATTGAAACCTCTAAAACCCGTTTAGAAACTTCTAAAAAAGAACTTGAAGGTTTGATTCAAGAGTCAAAGATTGCAAACATAATTAAAGAAGGCGCATCACCAACAGGTGTTAAGTCTCTTGTTATTAAAAGAGTTATCGACTCATTAAACAATCGTATTAACCATTATCTCGTTCGCTTACACTCGCCTTTCCGAATTTACTTTGATGAGTTTTTTGAAGAGTCTTTTAAATCAATTAATGGAGAAGATTATTGTTATGGTTCTTTAAGTGGTGGAGAAGCAAAGCGAGTAGACTTTGCAATGCTTTTTGCATTCCGTGACATACGACGCTTACAAAGCAACGTTCACATCAATTTAACTGTTATGGATGAGTTGTTTGACTCTGCACTATGCTCACAAGGAATGGACGATATAATGAATCTTCTTAAAGAAGCAACTGATCAATGTTTTATGGTGGTAACACACCGTCGAGAAAATATTGATAATTATGGTTGCGATGTTATTGAATTACTAAAAGAAAACGGAATAACAGTCTTGAAAGAAGAGTAATGCATTTTTAAATACTAAAAATGCCAACTATTGTATCAAATAATGAAATTAAAAAAGTCCCAAATGTAAAGCCTGTTAATGTTACGCCTTTAAATAAAATAGGATTTTCAAATATAGTTTTTCCTTTTGGAAAAACTTTTGGTCCAAAAATCTTTGGCGAATTATCAAATAAACTTTCACACTATTCACCAACTAATAATGGAATAAAGATTCCTGTTCCTGGTGAAGGACTGCCTAGAGTTATTCATTATTGTGCGGATCAAAGCGGTTGTGCATTTTGGCGAATGATTTGGCCAGGAGATGAATTACTTGCACAAAACAAAGCAGTAATCATGACTCTTTATCAAATGGTTACTATTGGTCAATTCTATGGTGGTATTGATGCAGTTCGTTTACAGCGTCAATGCACTGAACCACAACTAGAATTTATTAAATTCTTACGTTCTGTTTCTGATCAAGCAAAAGCACAAACTGGAAAAGGTTTCCGAATCATTTGGGAAGTAGATGATATTGTTTGTCCTGCTGTTGATATTCCAGACTATAACGTTTGTAAAACAGCATTTGAAGGTGACACTGTTCATAATAATGTTAAAGAAATGATGAAGTATGTTGACGAAGTTACTGTTGTTTCTGAACACATGCGTCAGCACTACAAGAAACATTTAAATTATGACAAGATAACTGTTATTCCAAACTATGCACCGAAAAGTTGGATTGATCGTGGATTTGACGAAAAGGTTATTCTTAAAAAATATCGTCGTAAAGGAAAGCCTCGCGTTCTTTATGCAGGAAGTGGAACACACTTTGATGTAGGTAATAAGGTTGGTCAAAGAGATGACTTTGGACATGTGGTTGATAAGATTATTGAAGACATTACAATTCATAAAAAGTATGAATGGGTTTTCTTTGGTGCATTACCACTTAAACTAAAACAGTTTATTGGTAAAGGTATTGAGTTTCATCAGTGGACTTCTATTCTTGAATATCCACAAAAGCTTCAAGAACTTGACGTAGATGTAACAATTGCACCACTTCAAGACAATGCTTTCTCTCGTTCAAAAGCAAATATCAAATTAACAGAAGCAGGCGTTCAAGGCATTCCTTGCGTTGCACAAAACATTGACTGTTATAATTCAGATGGTTGGAAATACTTGTTTGATAATGCAAATGAATTGTTTAAGAAAGTTGATGAAGTTCTAAAAACCGAAAATTCATACATGGAAGCATGTCGTTTTGCACGCGAATATTCAGAGAAGTTTTTCTTACAAAATCATCTTGATCAGTATGTCTTACTCTATACAACAGAGTACGGCGATGAAAAACGAAAAGAGTGTCAGACATTTGTTAATAACAACAAAGAACAATTTTTATAAAAAGAAAAACCCAGTTTAAAAACTGGGTTTTCTCTTGCAAGTAAAGAACTGAGTAGTATAGTATATCTGTATGTTAAGGAACATTTATTACGACAAGAAAAAATCCACGATTCACCACTGGTTATATGAAGAAAACGGCGAACCACTTCACCGAAAAATTCATTTCAAACCATACATTTATGTAAAAGCTGTTGACAAAAAAAGAGTTCACGGCTTTGGTATTGATGGTGAAGAACTAACTAAAATGGAATTTTCTTCTGAATGGGAAAGAAACGACTTTCTTAAAACATATAGAGGACAGGTTTATTTTAATCTTCCTGCAACACAGCAATATTTGTTAGAAAACTATTATACAAAAGATATTCAAGAGCTTACAAGCTTTCCGCTAAGAACATTCTATTATGACATTGAAGTTGTAGCAAACGAGTTTCCTGATCCTAAAGATGCGAAGTTTCCATTAACATCTATTACAATCTATGATAGCTTCTCAAAAAAGTATTATGTTTGGGGGGTTAAACCTTATGACGGTTATTCTTGCAAAGATCATTTAAAAGACATTGAACCAGAAGAAATTCGATACAGCTATTGTCCAACAGAAAAAGAATTGCTTTCACAGTTCTTAAAGTTTTGGAGAAAAAACTTTCCTGATCTTGTTGTAGGATACAACTCTTATTCTTTCGACTTGCCATATATTGTTCATCGACTTGAAAAAGTTTTTGGTGAAGGCGAATCTGCAAAACTATCTCCTATTGGTAATATCTATGGTTATGAGAAAGAGAATAAATTTTCTCAAACATACACAGAGTATAGTATCGCAGGTGTTTCACACTTAGATTATCTTGTGCTTTACAAGACGTTTACTCCTGGTGAAAGAGAAAGCGACTCATTAGGCTTTGTTTGTAAAGAAGAACTTGGAAGTGGAAAACTTGATTACGGTGATACGTCTCTTAAAGACTTATCTGAGAGTGATTGGAATCGTTTCATTAACTACAACATTTGGGACGTTAAGCTTATGGTTCTTCTTGAAGAGAAAAAGAAGTATTTGAACATTGCTGTTTTCTCTGCATTCAGCGGTTTTTGTAACATTGATAAAGCTCTTGGTAAAGTTGCAATTATCGAAGGTATTGTTGCAAAGCAAGGATTGCTTAAAAACCAATTTATCACAACACAAGATAATGGTGAACATCAGAAAATTCCTGGTGGTTATGTTAAGAACCCTGAAGTGGGAATGTATGAGAATGTTATGGTAATGGATTTAAATTCACTTTATCCTAACACTATTATCACTTTGAATATTTCACCAGAAACAAAGGTTGGTCGAATTGAAAATGAAGATGATAAGGTTGTTGCAGTTTATCTCTATAAGAAAAAACAGCGAGTTGATATTCCAAAAGAACGTTTTAAGGAAATCTTAAAAACTAAAAATTGGTGTGTTAGTGCAGCAGGAATTATTTTTGATCAAAATAAAAAAGGTCTTTGTGCAGAGTTTGCAGACAACTTATACAAGAAGCGTAAATTTGTTAAAAATAAGATGCTTGCTATTGAATCGAAATTAGCTGATATGGATAAAACATGCTCTGAATATATTTCGCAAAAGCGTCTAGCAGATCAATTAGATACAGAACAGTATCTCTATAAGATTTTGTTAAACTCAACTTATGGTGTTCTTGCTAATCGTTTCTTTGCACTTTACGATTTAGATTGTGCGAAAAGTATTACTCTTACAGGTCAAGCACTTATTCGTCAAAGCGAACAAATAGCAAATGACTATATGCAGAAAGAATGGAATCTTTCTAAAAAAGATCGTGTTGTTGCAGAAGACACTGACTCTGCAATTCTATCTATTGATGATATTCTTAAAAAAACCAATTCAACAATCGTAGATGATAACGGAGACTTAACAAAAGAATTTATTGAAATCGAAAATAAAATCTCTGATAACTTAAACAAAGGAGTTGTTCAATGGGCAAAAGATACTCTTAACACAACTGATTGCCGATTTGAATTTAAACGTGAAAGTGCATGTCCTAAAGCAATTTGGGTTGCAAAGAAACATTACGTTATGCATATTCGAAATTCAGAAGGAGTAAAAATGGACAAGCTAAAATACAAAGGTTTGTCTGTTGTTAAAAGCACTTATTCTGACAGCACAAAAGATATTACAAAAAATATTGTAAAAGGTATTTTTACTGCGGCAGATAAAAAGAAAGCTGATGAAACATTTTTCAAGTCTTATGAAAAGTTTTTTGAATTGCCTACAAAAGACGTTTCTGTGCGTTCTTCGATCAAGGTATTAAAGGATTATATGAATGGTGGAGGCTTTAATACTGTAAAAGGTTGCCCTGCACATGTGAAATATGCGATTTATTATAACGAATTGCTGAAAATACATAACGTCTCTAATAAATATCCATTGATTACAGAAGGTTCTAAAATTAAATTGATTGCGGTATCACCAAACAAGTATGGCATTGAAGGCATTGCATATCTTGATGAATTACCAACTGAATTTGGTTTAGTTCCTGATAAAATTAGAATGTTTGAAAAGTGTGTTGTAAAATGTCTTACACCAATTTTCGATGCATTAAAATGGAATGTCCCAGACCCTAAAAAACAACATGAAATTTCGTTGGAAGACCTTTTTGGATAAAACTAAAAGGTTTTATAATATCGTATTTAATAAAAGAGATATAGAAAATATACGAGAAGATTATTTTAATGGTCTTTGGATTTCTAAAGAAGAATTAGTTCGTTTATTAGATTACGAAGAGAAACAGTTTATTGAGAACTACTCAAACTTAAAAAAAGATTATAATGATATGCTCTCTTATTTTAATATGAATTCATTAGCATCATACTCTCTTTTGGAAAGAAAATATCAAGGAACTCTAAAAAAATGAGTTTTTCTCTTGATTTCTTTTCTTTTTTCTTCTTAATACTTTCATGGAAGAAAAAGTAATAGGCATTCTTAAAAACGTCAGCGAACTAATTGTTGCTACTCTTGTCGAAGAAACAGACAGTGTTGTAAAAGTCAAAAATCCTGCATTTTTAGGAATCAGTGGTCAAAATAATCAAATCAATATCAATTTCATCCCTCTTGAAATGTTGAGTATTCAACCTAGCGTTAATGTTAGAAATCTGCTCGCAAATCCAACGGAAGAATTAGTTTACACTTTTGATAAAAATTCAGTTCTTAAAAGCGACTTAATTCTTGCTCAAAATGTAATTGATAATTATAATAATTTAACAAGCGGTAAGAGTTCTGCACAACCTCAAACACCAGCTACTAATAAGAGTGCAGAAGAAAACATTGTAAAACTATTTTAATATATGAGTGAAGAAAAACAAACAGCAGATTCAAAAATGTTAGAATATAATCTCTTTAGAGATATTGTTGGAAACTATAGCGGTCTTCCAGTTCAATTCTGCCTAAAAGAATTTTTAGGTTGGGATGATTCTAAAATTAAAACTTTTTTGAAAGAATATAAAAAATCAAAAAAGGCAAGAGAAAAAGAGTACCTTAGAAGTTCAAAACTTTGCACACCATCTACAGATTGTTGTGGCAGTAGTTCAGTAACCCAAGGTTAATTTTTTGTAAAAGAGTGTATTTAAAAACGAGAAGGAAATATCCTTCTCGTTTTTTTTTTCTTGAAAAAGGCATACGTATATGGTATATTGTATTGTATGTCAGACTTACTTAAAAAACTCAGAAAAAATACAATATTAAAACCCGAAACATTAAAGAATAGTAGATATTTTACAGACGAAAAATTTATTGGAACAAATGTTCCGCTTCTTAATCTTGCATTATCAGGCAGGTTAAATGGTGGATTACCAAAAGGTATTGTTCAAATTGCTGCACCACCAAAGCACTTTAAAACTAATTTCATGATTGAAATTATGAAAGGCTTTCAAAAAGAAAACGAAGGACATGATTATATTATAGTTCTTTATGATAGTGAGCTTGGAAGCACTCCGTCTTATTTTGAAAAAGCAGGAGTAAACACAGAACGTATTGATCATCGTCCAATTCGCTCTGTTGAAGATTTAAAATCAGACGTTGCAAATCTTATGGAAGATATTTCCGAAGGTGATAGAGTATTGATTTGTGTTGACTCTATTGGTATGCTTCGTTCTTTAAAAGAAACAGAAGATGCAAAAGATAACAAACAAGTTGCTGATATGACGCGAGCAAAACAGCTTAAATCATTTTTCCGTATTATTACAGGAGAAGCAGCAATTAAGCAGATTCCAATGATTATTGTAAATCACTCTTATCAAACACAAGAAATGTATTCAAAAGAAGTTGCAGCAGGTGGCAGAGGCGCACAATATGCAGCACATACACTTCTCTTTATTACAAAGGCACAAGAGAAAGAAAAAATAGAAGGTAAAGACTCTCTTGCAGGCTTTCAATTTACTCTTGTGGCTGGATTGTCACGATATGTGCGTGAGAACGCTAAATTCCCTGTTTCTGTGCGATTTGGAGAGGGTGTAGATCGTTACTCTGGTATCTTTGATCTTGCAGTTGAATTAAACTTTATTGACAACCCAAAACAAGGTTGGTATACAATTAAAGGTGAAGAAAGGCAACGTCGTCGTGCAGACATTGAAGAAGATGATGAACTTATGGAATCATTTATAAGCAATAAAGATTTTTGTAGTGCAGTAGAAAAAAAAGATAGTCTCTAGTAAATAGAGACATGATCGAAGCAGTTATTAAATCAACCGGAAATATTGTAGGTAAGCCTGTAATTAACAGAATTATTATCGAAAATGAAAGTGATATAGCTGTTCGTCGTAAAGATGATGAAACAGGTAAGATTGAACAGTTTACTATTGGTGAACTGTTCAATTCTTATAATAAGAAGTCGTCATATCGTAAGAGTGAACCAGATCCTTCTTTGTTTGAAGAATGGTTCAATGGTAAATTTATAAAAGGAAGAAATTTGGAAGGTCGAATTATAAGCATACAGTTTTATAAAACTTAACTATAACTTGACTTATCCTCTTAAATATAGGATAATCATACATGGCAAAAATAGACCTTGATTTTTTTGAGAAGATTATTATACAACATTGTCTCAAAAAAGATTCCACATATATCGCATCTATCATAGATTATCTTGATAAGGATTTATTTAAAGATAGTAGCATCGCAGAAATTATAAACATTATTAAAAGTTTTTATATTGAACGTAATGCTATTCCAACTTTAACAGAATTGAAATCAAGAGTAAACACTTTAACTTTAAAAGAAGCACTTAAAAAAGTTGTTGGATATATTCGTGAACTCGATTCAGATTATAACGAAAACGAATTAGTTAACAATACAGAATATTTTATTAAGCAGAGAAAATATTCTATTCTTATGGAAAAGGCTATTGATAACAAAGCTTCTAACAAAGAATTTAATCTTGAAGAGATTCAAAAAGAAAGCGAGAAAATTCATCAAATAACATTGATTGATAATTTTGGTTTAGATTACTTTGGAGACAATGATAGAGTTGTGAACTATCTACAACAAAAAGATTCGTTTATATCTACAGGCTACCGAACATTAGATGAAGCATTTGGTGGAGGATTTCAAAAAGAAGGTAAAGCAATTTATGATATTGGTGGTGAAACAAATGTTGGTAAAAGTATTTTCTTAGCAAACATTGCACTAAACGTTGTGTTACAAAATAAAAACGTTGTTATTATCTCACCAGAAATGAGTGAAATGCGATATGCAAAACGTATCTCTGGAATGTTAACGGGAATTGCTATTAATCTTCTTGGAGATAATATCGAAAGATATAAAAAAGATATTGAGAATTTTAAAAACAAGTATTCATCAAAATTCATTATTAAAGAAGTTCCTACAAAAGGTGTTTCTGCAAAAAACATTTATGCATATCTTAAAAAGTTAAAAGATAAAACAGGCGTTGATCCTAGTTTACTTTGTATTGATGGTCATGGACTTCTTAAACCATCTGTATCCCAGAATTCTAAACACTCAGAATTACAGTTTATTGTGCAAGAGTGTCGAGGTATTTCATATCAAATTGAAGCACCAATTTTAACAGTTGCACAACTTAATCGCAGTAGTCATAAGGCTAACAATCCTGGCTTAGATAACATGGCAGGTTCTTGGGATCAGCTTGCTGATTTTGATGCACATGTTAACATTTGGCAAACTGATGAAGATCGTGAAGGAAGCATTATCAGGTTTGGTGGAAAAAAAGTTAGAGACGGTGCTAAAGGTGGAGAAGGCTATCTTCGTATAGATTATGATACCTTGCGTCTTTCTGAAGAGGGTGAAATGCCTCAATCAGAAGATTTTTCTGATAAATTAGAACTTTCTAGTATTTTAGACTTTGATTCTCTAATGAGTGTGAGTTAAATAAATTAATGTTCAATGAAGATTTTATTTCACCGTGCCCTAATACACAAATTATAAACCAAGAACTTGAAGAGTTAATTAACAAATTTGGCAGTCTAATAACTCTTATTACAAACAAACCTGTATCTTGTGTTACTATGTTTATTATAATACAGAAAAATCCTGAACTTAAAAAATTTCTTGTTGAACTATCCGAAACATCATGGTATTCTCTTGTCGAGAATATGGCATATCGCTATCCTGTACTTAACAAATCTAAAAAAATTAAAAAATGAGTTTAACGGAAAACCAAAAGCAAATTTATAATCTTTATCTAAGAGCATTCCGAGTTAATAATAATCAACCTTTTCGAGCAAAAAAAGATTTTTCTGATATAGAAAAAGACCCTGAAAAGTTAACAAGTCTATCAAAAATAGAAAAGGTATTTTATAGATACCCTTCATTTTTTAACAAAACATATTTTGATGCACCTTACAAAATATATAACGATGATAAAAAGTTTTTCTCGTTGAAATTTTATTGTAGTCAAAAAGGAATCTCTACATGTATTGCATATTATAAAACTCTTTTACAAAGTAATCCAGAAGAGCAATTAGAATTTATAAAAGATTCTTTTAAATTTATTGCACAATTTTGTGAAGAGAAAAAAATTCCTCTTGAAAGATATACCTCATATTGTTCTGTATCACAGAATGATTGTTTGATTCATTTAAAACAACATAAAATTTCTTGGTATTCTGTTTTTGGAATTAATGGTTTTTTTGAACTTTTAAACAATTTACCAAAAGATGAATTTGAACTTTATTATGGTTCAGACGTAGATTTAAACTATCTCATGAACAAATATAGAGGTAGTTTTAAAACGCAAGAATATTGCTCAGAGCTAAAGAAAAAAATTTCAGCATATCTACAAAAAAGACTTGCAGAAAAAGAAAAAGTGTAGTATAAGTATACATAACTGTCAGCGATAGCATCAAGGCAGTTGAATAAGAAAAATAAGAAAAATAAGAAATTATGTCATTAAACCTAGAAGATATTATTAACCAAGTAAAAGCAGTTGAAGAAACTAAGATTCAAAAAGAAAAGGGCGGCTATAAAGGCGATCCAAGAATTTTGAAGTTTAAGAAGAACAATACATATGTTCTTCGTCTCATTCCTTACATCAAAGATGTAAACAACACTTTTGTAACATATAAAGAAGTTGGCTTTAAAAGCAGAGTAGACGGTTCATATGTTTATGGTGGGCGTTCTCCACAAGACGCAGGCATCAAAGATGACCCATTCAAATCAACACAATGGGAACATTATAGCAAAGCTAAAGAAGCTGGCGATGAAGTTGAGCAAAAGGCATCATACAAACTCCTTGCACAAAGAAAACAAGCTGTTAACGCATACCTTGCTTCTGTAGAAGGTGATGATGCTGATGCAAAGGAAAAGATTGGCCAAGTTGTTGCAGTTCCTTATCCTGCACAAGTTGACCGCGAAGGCAATCCAATCAGCGATATTTACAAAAAGATTCACTCTGCAATCTTTGGTGAATTTGCTAAAAAGATTGGTGCAAAAGCACTTGATCTTTCTGAAAAAGGTCGTTCCTTGATTATCAAGGTTACTGAAAAGGCTGGTTATAACAACTATTCAGAAACTACATTTGATGATGCAGAAAGCCTCGGTTTAAATGAAAACCAAATTCGTGAAATCCTTAACAGTGCTCATGATTTGACAGAATTTATTCCAGAAGTTAAGAGCAATCAAGATATTAAAAATATCTTGGATAAGCATTGGTTTGGAACATCATCAACCCCAGATGATGAGATGGAAGAAGAACCAGAGATTGAAACTCCAAAAAAGAAAATCAATCTAACAACTACTGCGGCAGATGACGAAATCCCTATGGGAAATTCTAAATCTGCTGAAGATGATGACTTAGATTCACTTCTCGAAGACGTTTAATCTTTGATTATTTCAAAAGTGGCGGCTAAATAATGTTATGGAAGATAATAGAGACATAGCATTTTTAGCCGCTTCTTGCGATAGAGAGATGAGACAAACACTTGCGGGTAGTGGTTTGAGATATAATAGAACTGATTTTCGTAAATTTTTACAAAACGAAAGAGGAGGAAATGGTGGTTATGTTCAACAACCACAATATCATCAACAGCCACAGTACGCACCGCAATATCCACCACAGCAACAATATGTACAACAAGCTACTGCACCAATGCCATATAATAATGCGCCAGTAGAACCTCATATTCCTAATGGTGTATTACCAGTACCAAATGCACAATTTGTTCCAATGCCTAATGGTTATGCACAACAACCACAACAAGGATTAACTACAAATATCGAATCTACTGGTGGATTTGAAATGCCTAATTATAATAACTCTCCTAAAACATATTTGGAAGATGAAAAACAATTTCGTGATGCATTAGTCTTAGAAATTAAAGCATTGAAGAATAATATTAAAGCTCAAAAAACTCAACTAAACAAGTTGACAAAAACAGTAGAATCGCTTATAGTGCTACTGTCAAAAGACAAACCGTTAGAAACCTCAACCGAAGAAGAAATTATAGATGATAATTCAGATCAATCCTAAAGAGTTTATAAATGACTTTATTAATCCGATCAACGATCTGAATAGAGAAGGTAAGATTGCCTTATTTTGCGATGGCAACGAACTCTATTCAGTATCAACAACAAAATCAAAAACTATTAATCTATATAATGTATATAGACCATTGAATATAGAAGATTGTATTCAACGATGTAGCTTAAATATTCAAAAACTTATTAAAGGTTTAAGCTGTGTAATGAAAGATGAAATGTTTGTATCAATAGATATTTCAGCGGAAACACAAACATTAAATTTTTCTACAAAAGAAATTCGCTTTAATATTCGTCTCTTAGAAGATTCTATGGTAGAAGTTCCTAAGTTTAATATTGAAGTATTTAAAAAATTTGCTATTCACCATGAAGTGAATATTAATTCAGACAAAGTTAATAATATTAAAAAAGCTTTGGAATTTTCAACAGAAACATCAAAGTTCTACATAGAACAAGAAGACGGAGACGTTTACTTTTTCTTTGGTGATAAGAACTCAACATCAAATCATACAGATGATATTAAAATTCATGTTGCAGAAGGTGTTACTACAAAAGTTCCTAATAAGATTTATGATATTGATATTCTAAGACTTGTCTTGAAATTCAAAAACGATTTTTCGATAAAATTAAATGATAACGGTGTCATGTACATTGAAGTCGAAAACCCTAACAGTAACCTAAAATATATAACATCTCCACTAATTAAATAATATGGACTATCACACATTCGCAGGAAAAGTAAAGAACTCAAATTGTTCTGTGTTAAAACTTGACCTTGTATATAATCAAACCGATTGCCGCTGCTGGTCTGCAATCGTAAACCAAGGAAAAGAAAACATTATTGTAACATATAGTGTTAATCGTTCCGAACATGGTTCTAAAGAATTCGACATCTTATCTTCAAATCGCATCTTAACTGATGTTGATCCAGAAGATGTATGCGACATTATCGAATACATGACACAGCAAATCGTTCTTGTAGAAGAACCAGAACAAGTAGAAATCTCAACAGAAGAAGTTTAATTTATGTCTAATAAAATATCAACAAAATCATATTGTATCAAGCGTTTACGTGATATGGGTTATACCGTAGATAAAATCGACGCTATTGAATATACCCCAGAAGATGAACGTAAGTGGTCATTTATCATAGATAATGGTGGAATGACTATTCTTATAACATGCTACAAGAATAGCACAATTCATATTTATGATGGGGGAAGATACACAAACACAAACATGAAATTAGATACTGATAGTATCGAAGTTCTTGCAGAATACCTAAATTCGCGAGGTTTAATTCATAAACATCCGAAATACGGTCAATATTCTTAAACTAATTTAGGGGAACAAAAGTTCCCCTAAATTTTATTCCTTTTTATAAATACATATATGGACAATAACGCCGATAATCCTTCAGAGTCCGATCTTAAAAAAATTGAAAATGTTTTACAAGATGTAAACAATAAAAAAACCCCAAAGGTTAGAAAAAAACCAAAGAAATTAACTGCTAAGGATAAAGAAAGACTAGGTGTTGCTATTGCAAACAGACTATCAGAACTTGTAGATAGCTATATTTTACTAGGTTATGATGTAAACGGCAACTCTTTAGTTCTTATAAATTCTCAAAGTGATTTAGAAAGTAGAGGAATATCTGATCTTTTAGAAGATTTTATGACATCAGGTGGTAGTGCTATGAGTATCTCTTCTGATGAAGATGATGACGATGGAGAAGAATATTAATTAACATTCAGATTTAGCTAATTGATTTAGAGCCGATTTTAGTTCAGCATATTTGCTTTCTAATTCGGCTTCTAATCTTTTTACCTGCTGTTGAATATATTCATCAGTGTATTTTTTAGTTCTAACACCTTCACCGCTTGGTAAAGAATCACTTACAGAAGAAGTTTTATCCCAATCTGTTTTATCTATTTGTAAAGTTCCACAACCATTTCCGCCAAACTTATCTGTAACAGTATATTGTGTTTTAGAATTTTGAACAGGCTGTGAAAGAACAGGAGTAGGCCAATTATTTCTTGCGCCAACTGCACGAACAGCATTATGCGGATTTGCACCACCTGAATCACTTGCGGAACCAATGCTAGCTTGAACAGAACTGCTTTGTTCAAAGAGTTTCATTGGCGCATTTTTAAAATAATGATAGTGTTTATCTACTACTGCAAAGTTTGGACTATCTAACGAATAAACCTGTAAGCAGTGATCATCTCCATTACTATCTTTACCAACAGCAAGACCGATAAGAGCACCTGGTAAAAGAGTTGCATATGTTGGACTTTTTGGCGCATCTGTTGTACAATTCTGTGCATCCATTCCAATCTTAATTCCATTTGCACCAAAATGACAAATATCAGGAGAAGGTGGAGGTAAAACTTGTGGTTCAAAGTTCTGATCATATGTGAAATCACTTTCAGTGATATGATACTCACAAGGCGCAGTAATATGTTGTAGTGATAATTCACCTTCTATGTGTGCGCCCCCGCGAATAACTGCATTAAGACCAACATTTAAATTACCATCAATTAAAACTTGTTGTTCTTGTTCTGTAGTTCCGCCAGTTTCTAATTCTCTTGAAAGTTTCTTTGGTCTTAAAGAAATTACACTACCAGTAATATCAACACGCTCACCATCAAATGCTAGTTCGCCTCTACTACCAATAGAAACTTCTTCACCAGCTATATTAACAATAGGACCGTATAAATTAAGTGGACCACTAGTTTTAAAATCTATACCATTTGAACCAACTGTTGCGGTCCAACCGTCACAAATATTCAATTCATAAGAACCACCAGGAAACTTATCAACATCAACACTTTCAATAAGAGAAGTGTCACGATATTGAGTATAAATTGTTGTTCCAAGCGGATCAATTTTTACACCACAAGGTACAAGTTTACCATGTGGATCTTTTCGGAAAGATTCAAAATCATTAAAAATAAGACCAATATTTTGAATAAAATGTTTTGCAATTGTTTGAATCGAAGAACCACCGTTAGGACATTTATTTTGTCCTAATTGTTTTTCATATTCATATACTCTTTTTTGAATTTCTTCACGTTTTGCAGCAATATTTTTCTTTTGCGTTTCTGATGCCCAAGAACCGTCTTGAGATGATGGTGATAGCATCTTACCCCAACAGGTTAAACAAAGCCCTCCACCGCTTCCTGAGACGTTACTATAGCCTTCTTTACCGTCTGTTACGCTAATCACTTCTCTACTGTTTACTTTTTTTTCTGAAACTTTTGTTGTAGATGAACTAACAAGCATTTTTGAAACATTGCTGTGTGATGGACACTTTGCAGGAATTCCTCCTTTACTTTGAGAAGGTGCTTGGTCTATTGAATTTGTTTTACTTGTTCTTTTAACTTCAAAAAGTCTTTTAATATCATGAACTTCACGATATGCATCTTTGATATTTTGCATTGGTTCTTGCCAACGAGCTATGTCGCCAACAACATCTATAACATCACCAAGAACAACACGTTGAGAGTTCTCGTCAACAAGTTCTGTTTTTGAACCATTTATTGTTGAAAGTGAATCACCCATTATATGTTCTCTGTTGTCGCGAGAGATTAATTCATCTTTACCAAATTTATCAAGTTTTAAGTGAGAACCACTCTTATGAGTAATTGTTACACTCTCTTCATCTTTTGTATTTAAGAATTCAAGGTTTCCTGCGGGTTGATTTAAAACAATCTTATCTTTACAGATTTCATCAGCTTGGTTTGGATCGTTACTATATTTACCTGGGTAATGCATATAGATTATTTAATTATGCAGACTCGAAAATTCCTCTATAATCTACCTTTGCTGCAAAAGAACCAAGAATAATAGGATAATTTAAATCTCCGTTTTCAAAATAAATCCACACATGAGCACCAACACCCGGTATAGAAACCATTCCTTTAAAGTCGTTATTGTAATCTGGTGAACGCATTGGTCCGCGATGCATTTGAGAAACATTTCCAATTACATTCGCACCTTTTGTATTATTAGGATCATTTGAAGGTTTTCTACAACGATTAACGGTTGCTCTTGATTCATTGTTTGCACCTCCAAGATGCATGTCTTTTCTTTGAGTTGTTGGTAATAGTTTTGATGAAACATTGTTAAATATTTCGCCTCCCCCGCCCCCGCGAGAAATCATTGTTTGTCCATTTGTAACAGGACTACGAGGCATAACTGGTGCGCCAGAATTAACAGTGAATGCTTTTTTTAATAATCCTAAAAGTGCAGTTACTTTGCTTAAATCAAAAGGTTTCTTATTATGTTTAACATTTATAGAATTGATATTTTTCTTATTTGTTTTTACTTTAATAGGTCCATCTTGAAAAACTATTTCATTATCATTAAATGAAGAAACTTTAAAATTATTAGGTAAACTTTTCTGATCGTTGATAATTAATCCAACTGGTAAATCATTGTAAGAAGATGATGGTTCTTCATCAGAATCTTCAAATAATATAGGAGGTGAAAATGTTAACATTCCTGCTGTAGATACAGCAGTAAAACACTCTCTATTATAAAGAGGATTGTCTTCTGAAATTGGCTCATCATTTACTAGTATTTGAGGATTTGTTAAAGCAATATCAATTCCAACAATAGATATATTATCGTTTGGTAGAGGCGGATCTAATACTACAGTTTGCTCTATAAATTCTCTTGGAATCTCATTAATCACTTCATCAAGATCTGTATTTGTTTTTCGAAGATTACTTTTAATTGGTCCGCTTTTATCACATTTGTCTGGAAGACAAAACGGTAAACCAATAGTAGGAAAATTTAAATCTGTACTTGTTCTTGGATCTTGACCGTAATTTGGAAGAGGTGATGTTTCTGGTCTATCTTTACTTTGCTGTTTATCTTTTTCAAATGCAGCAGGTGTTTTATTACTTTCTTGCGAAATATAATCAGAGTCGTTTCCTATATAAAAAGAATCTGATGGTGCATTATAAAACCCAGGACTACTCATTCCTATAATCGGAAGCATAACTTCTGCCCATAAAAGTCTTTCTTTTTGACTATTTAAAACTTCAGGATTTAGTGAAGAACCTGTGTTTCCTCCCATAACCCTAAAGAATTTATCTTCTTCTTTAGATTGATTCCAATTTTTAGATTGATTTAAATTAATGCCGGGAACATAAACCTTTACACGACCACTTTGTTGTGGATCGTTGTTTTGTACTACTATTCCTCTATATAATCCTTGTTGATGCATATTAGTCAAATTCGTTTTTACATTCAGGCTTTGTGCCTACTACTCTATCGTCTGTTGGGTCTGTATTTTCAGTAGGTTCGCTAGTATCACTCATTGGTCTTCCTGTCATATCAACAATATATGTTACTGGTTCGCCATTTGGACCTTCGTTCATTGATATTTTAAAACCTTCAACTTCATATTTTGCAAGCTCTTGAATACAGAAAAATTTATTTATAAGACGAAGTGAATCGCCTGCAAGAGCTAAAACCGCTGCCATTGCACCTTCAAGTGCATCAACGTTTCTTTGACCATTAAACACATCCATTGCATAATTATGACCATGTGATATAGGAGCTTCATTAGAATAATTAGTATGCATAAAAGACATATTATTACCTTTTGGCATTGCTCTTAAAAACAAAGTATTTAATAAGTTGCTAGAAGTATCCATTAAATTAAAAATAGAATTTGCCATTTTTAATTGTGTGTTTTTATTCATTCTTGAATTTGTATCTAAACAGTTTACTCCGTTTTGATTTGGCCATTTCATAGGATCAATCGAAGTTTTGTTTTGTGCTATGCTTGCAAAAGAACCAACATCTTCACTTGTTTGTTGAAAGTAAGGAAATGTATCAATGTTATTTTGTATATACATGTTAATAGCAGGATGCATTTTTTGTGCTTGATTTAAAAACTCACGTAATAACGGAGTTGGCATAATTGCACAAGTTTGCGGATTACTTTTACCAACTGCTGATGGTGGCATTTGTCGAACTGCGCTGTTTACAGTGCTTGCACTAGATAAATTTTGAGATGTTTGTTTTTTGATCTTTGCACCATTTCCAAGTTTTCCGCCAACAAAAGCTGAAAATTTAGTTAACTCTGTAGAACTACCTGTCCATGGACCATGATATTCTGCAATCATTTGCACTGCACGATCAAGAGGTTTTTCAGACGTTTCTAAAGAATTTCTTAAATCATCAAATATTGTTCCGTTTTTTCTTTTTCCTGTTGGAGAGGAATAAAGAGATTTATGGAAATTTTCGGTTACAACCTGAGACATATATAATATTTACTAGTAGGAACCCCTCTTATTTTATAATAAGAACATCATCTGATTCAAATTTTGTAATTTCTTTATATGTATGTGCTTTAACTCCGATAATTTCGGTCGAATAGTTACGTGTACGATTATTAAACATATGAATAACATTTGTTACAAAATACTGACCTTCTATTTTATGATCATATTCTTTATCATTTAAGTTTTGTTTAGATAATCCAAAAAATCTACCAGTTTGACGAAGAGTTAATCCTCTAGTAGTGAAATTTATTGCTAAATTAGAAAACAAATAATAATTTAATAGTTTATTACGACCTTCTGATAAACGAGTAACTTCTTCTTTCCCAACAGTAACAATTGTTCGTGTATTGAGAACGTCTTTTATAAAAGGCGTAAACACAAGACGATCATCATTTTCTTTTGTAAGCATATTATTTCTAATAGATTTTTTAAAATAGTCTTTATATTGTTCAGCAGAGTGTTTTTTATTCTCTTCAGAAAATTGACCGCATGTAGAATTAAAGGACACTACACGATAATTTGTTAAATTTTTTGAATAATCTTTTCCGCTTAAATCAACAAGACGATAGTTATAGATGATGTTATATTCATCAGCTTTAATTTCTTCTTTAGATTCTGCGCTTCCAAGAGGTGATTTTAAAAGAGGAGGAGTTTTTTCTTTATCAGAGTTTTCTTTTAAGAAAAAGTGTTCAATTTGATATTCTTTTGGTGCATTTTGTTCTCTGCCAGCTTTTTCAAAATATTTTGAAATTGGTTTTAATGAAAACTGTTTTGGAGTCATGCTTTTTTCTGCACGCTCAAATTTAAAAATACAAGGCTCGTTATTATACACATCAGATGCAGTTGTATATCGTAACATATACTCTAAGTTATCTATAAATTTTGCATTTACAGGAGACGAATAATTCATTGTATTAAGTTCACTTCCAGCGTCCCACTCTTCTTTATTGTTTGTAAGCTTAGAGTATTTTTGGAAATCAGGATCTTTTCTTAATAGTTCTGCAATTGCTTCTGAACAAATTAAAGAACGTTCATTATTATCAACTTGTGATATATTAGTTTTATTTGAATTTTTACCAACAGTTGATGTTGAGAAATCAGAATCTTTCTCAATCATTAGTTGATATACTTTTTCCCAGAAAAATAGTTTTTTCTTTTTATCTGTTATATTACTACTAGGTAAATCTTCTACTTCAAATACAACTGTTTCAATTTCTAATAACCACTTTTGGTCATCAAAAGTATAATCAGGTAAACCTTTTTTATTAACAGATTTTGGTTTTATAGAAATAAAAAGTGTATCTCTACCGTCATTTCTAAATTTATATATCAAATTTTCCTTTTCAGCTTTTACAGATTTAGCAGTTTCTTCACTTTCTTTTTCAAGAGACTCGTATGGGCTGTTTATAATTATACTACCTTTTATTTTCCAATCAAAAATATCTTCTTCAAGAATTAGTGAGTCCCATGCGACATTATTTAAATAAACGTCGTTAACTCCATTATAGAGTCTAACTACGCAATCATAATCTTGTCCATTAAAAGAAAAATTGCTATTATCTGAAATATTCATTAAGAATTATTTATTTGAGAAACTATCTGTGTGACAACTGATGTGTTTAATATTTTAACTCTTGTACCTTCTTTTATTTCAAATGGATTTTTAATATTGTTACCAAGTAGTATAATCCACCAAAGCCTAGGAGTGCCATAATATTTTTTAGAGAGATCATAAATAGATCTAAAATCATATGCAGTGTCATATGAATATAACGAAGGATCTATTTCACCCTCAATGTTTATTGCGTTTAATAGATTAAAAAATTCATAACCTTCTTCTGTTGTATAAACAGAAAAGATGTTTGAATAGTCGTATGTATTTAAATCTGTTGCCATAATTTGTGTTAAGTGTTATATATTATTAAAATAGTGATCCATTTTCTGCTAAAGAAAATTTAGGCTCTAAATCGCCTATTTTTGCTGCAAGTTCTGCAAATCTTATTTGTTGATCAATATTTGCAGTGCGATTTTGAACTGCCTCTACTGCTCTAATATCTTCTCTAAAAGGTTTATCATCGCTAATAGCTTCTACTTTTCTTCCTTTTTCTAATGCCCTCATAATATTTCGTGTAGGCATTAATAGTGATGTAAAAACTATAGATATTCTATATGCTTCTGGAACTGTTCTATCCGATCCACCTAAATTCATTATTCGTGTATTACCAAGGTTTGTAATATTTAATGTTGATACATAACATGCAGGAAATTGAACAACATCAGGAATATAAAGAGAATATATTACTGGTGGATCAACAATTGCAAAATTTCTTCTTGAAGGAGTATTTTGATAAGATAATAAATGACAAAGACGACGATTACGATTTACATCTTCAACCGAATCTGTATTAAAAAGATCAAATGTCACTTCAATAGTTTCTAGTGAAGTTCCTGTCCAAGACTGCGGACTTTCAAAGTTTATTGCTCCTGGTATAGAAGTATTTAATACTCCTACAACTGCTCCAGCAACTTCTGATGTTTTTCCAAGTAATGATAAAAGTCCTTTACCTCCAAACCCCGCTGCTTGACTTCCGAATTTTAATAAACTTGCAAAAGGACTCTCTTCACTACCAAAAGTATTTCCTCTTGCAATTTTCTTAGGATTAAAGTATGGTAAACGATAACGAAAACCTGTAGGTTCTGCGAAATATTTATAACGATAAACTTCTTCTGGATCATCGGGATTGATAATAGCTTTAGCTTTATCTTTAGCAATATTACCTATAACTCTTCCATAATAAATTAACGAAGCTATTAACTGCCCTGTAGTTTGTTGGTATTCTGTTAATTCAATATAAGGAACATCATTACGAGACGATATAGGAGATAACGTCCATGCCATATCTTTGACAACATCTATTAAGCCATCACTACCGTCCATGGGTTTATAGAATTTACTATCTGCGTCTGATTTTGTATACTTAACCGATGATGCCATAATATTATTTATCCAACAGATTTATTAGCTCTTTGACGGAAATCCGCAATAGGATCACTTCCTCCAATCATAACAGGAGATTCTTTACCTCCTGTTGACACAACTGCTTGAACAACATTAGAACTACCTTGTATTGTAGAATTAGCAATAAGCTGAGTTCCTTGTGCAAACACAACTAAAAGACTATCAAGTTTAGCATTCATTTCTCTGAATGCTAAGTCAAAAGGTCCACCATTTTTTGCCATAATAACATCATCAGATGAAGATGGAACAACAACTTTATTTTTAGTTATTATACCATCTTGAACATGCTGTGGCATATCCCATCTTGTAGTACTTTTTAATTCTGGTTGAACTGTATTTGGTTGTGTTGGTTTAGATTCTGTATTTGGTTGTGTTGGTTTAGATGATGGTTTTTCTTTTTCTAATTCTTTAGATAAATCTTCTTCTTTACCAGTTGCCCAATCCCAAATCTTTTTACCCCAAGCTAAAGGATTTAACATATCTAAAACATCTTTAAAGAAACCGAATATCGAAGTAACAGTATCTGCAATTTTAGAAGGTATATCTTTTATAAAATTTTTGATTTTAGAAACTGCTGAATTAGGATCTGCGGCTTTTTTATCTAAAAACATATTTAATACATCAAGACCAATAGATATTACAGTTCCAATACCAGGGAAAAATGAAGCAATACCAGAACCTATACTAATAAGTCCGCCTACAACATCTCCACTTTTTATACGATCATATGCATCTTTAAAAGAAATCAATGCACCAATAAAAGGAATACGTTTTGCAATTTGTTTAAGTCCAACTCCAAGAAGTTTAAAAATAGATCCACCTGCTAATTTTGTAACAGACCCTATAACTTTACCTAATCCACTTCCTCCCATATTTGAGAAAAATTTCATTATAGCTTTAGGAATCGCGCCTAATGATGAAAGTACGTTTGATATTTTAGAGAACATACTAGAAAATAATTTTCCTAATTTATCTGGTATTTTAGATATTTTATTTCCTAATTTTTCTAGTTTTCCAATTTGACCATCTGCACTAAATAATTTGTCAATTTTTAAAATACCTCCTAATTTTTCAAACAGACCGAATGACATATTATTTAAGAATTTTAAAAAGAATTTTTTAACACCATAGTATATTCCTTTGGTTAAAATCACAGCAATTCCCTCATTCTCTTTTCCGAGAATTTCTTTTAATCCAAAAAAGTTAAATGTTTGTTTTAAAAAATATTTAGGAAGTTCGAAAAATAAAACCTTTAATCCTTCAATACTATAATCTATAATCTTTTTCAAGAAAGGTTTTAACATTTCTATAAATTGTTCTTTTAAATTATCAAAAACACCTTTTACAACACGACCTATAGGAGTATCCAAGAAACTTGAAAGCATTCCAACTCCTGCAACAAGTGCAACTGTTCCAAGAATACCTTTTATTAAATTTCCTATAAATGAACCTTCTTCTTTGTCTTTGGATTGTGGTTGGTTTATTGTAATATTTTTAGTTTTAGTCTGACCGAAAATTCTAGATAAAATATTCTCCGCATCCTTGCTTATATCAACAAGTCTTACATCAATTATTTTAGGATTTCCAACAGCAGCTTCAGTTCCTAGAGATCCTAAACCTCCACTTAAAGATTTGTTAAGAACTTTCAGATTATCTCGAAAGCCTCTCCCTTCACGTAACATACCATCCATTGCACGATTAAATGCACTAAAACTAGGAGTTTTAAAATTATCTCTAAAGTTTCTTACATTTTTTAAAGCACCATCCATTGCACGATTAAATGTATTAAAATTTGGTAATTTGAAACTTTTAAATTTTTTACCAAAATTATTAATACTATCTTCTAAATTCTTGACTAATTTACCATTAATATTAAATGGAGAATTTTTGTCATTGAATAACTCGAATATCTTATCAGCGATATAGTTTTTACCTACACCACTTTTTTTCAAGTATTCGTCAAAAACGACTATTAAATCTGCTGGATTCATCTTACTTCTATTTATAATTAAAAACTATAAGAAATGATAAGTAAAATATATATGCGTAATTATAGTTACATCTACGAGTCGGCACAGATCGAAAATTTTGAAAGACAAATTCTTTCTGGACATTTAACAGAAGCAAAGCTTATTGAAATGTATGAAAACAATGAGCTTTCAGAACATCAGATTAAAGTTGTTCAAGAACTTTTCGGAGGTCTTGGTAATATTGGTCGTGCAGTTGGCAGTGGTTTAAAATCCGCAGGTCAAGCAGTTGGTCAAAAGGTTGGTCAAGTTGGTAATGCAGCAGTAGCAGGTGCAAAACAAGTTGGTCAGAATGTTGCTGATATGTATAAAACAGGTGAACAAGAACGTCTAGCAGGTCAACAAGTTCAAACTCTTGCAAAACTTCTTACTCAAATTCAGCAAGTTATTGCAACCGTTAAAACAGTTAATCCACAATTAGCTAAATTTATCGGCTCTGATCCAAAACTTAGTAATTTAGTATACCAAGTTGATCAAATTGCGAAAACTTCTGCAAATAAAGCAACTGGTGCAAGACAGCAAGGTTTTACTGGTGGTGTAGGCGGAGCAATGGCTCAAGGTTATAACAAATAATTTATTATTTAAAATAAGAAAAGAAAAACCCGGTCAATTGACCGGGTTTTTTATTATGTGAAAAGGCTTGCGTTTAATTCTATTTTTCCACTATATTTTTCACCATCAATTTCTTTTTCGATTGTTAAAATTTCGTTTATCTGTTTTCCAAAAGACTCGTCTATTTTTTCAATAATTTTAGAAATGATATTTGTGGATAATGATTCTACAATTGATAATCTTTCTGATATAGGAAGACTTAAGAAATCAATTTCTTGTTCTTTGATTTTTAAGGTTTTAATATATTGAGTTATTTCAGAAATGAAAAGTGGTGCTAATAAATCTTTAAGTGCATTTTTATCTTTTTCATCAATTTTCTTAATTCTTGTTTGTTCAAAATATCGGTCTGAAATAAACTCTTGGTCAATTGTTGGTAAACCAATTGTTAAGGAATAAGGTCCATCATCTAATGTTTGAAAATTAAAATCTAATTTTTTCTTTTTTAATTTAGCAATAATTTTATCCAAATCCTCTTCTACAACTTTAACACTTTCGCCATTTTTAAGTTCAACAGAAATTTTATTTTTAACATTAACTTTTCTTAGTTGAAGTAAAATATAAATTTTATCAATTGTTGTAATGCTTGAAAGAGGCGTTGAAGAATCTATAATATCTTTGATTATTGCAAATACTGTTTGATTAAAGATATTATTTGCAAACACGCCCTCTACAGAAGTTTTAATAATAGATTTTAGGTGTGATGCGTTCATTGGTTTAAAACGAACTTCTTTTTTAAGAGATGGTAAAAAAAGATCACATTCAAATTCTTTATTTGATTCTTTTACCAAGTTTATAATATCGTTAATGTTTAGAGTTTCTGACATATATGTAATTATCTAAAGTTTATTCAAAAATCAAGACTATTTAAATTCACTAGGACTTTCAGCCATACCTTCTGTTTGAGAGCGATATTCTTCGAATAAGTTAATTTCTTGGTTGTTAGAAGGTTCTTCTTTCTGGTTATCTGTAATCATTTTTCCTAATATGTCTAATTCTAAAGGAGAAATATTTTTATAAAAACTAAAATCTAAATGAGATGTAGATGACAAGTTTATATATTTTACTAAAATATTCAGTGCGGATGAATCACTGAAAAGTATTCGTATAATATCGTTTATATTATTAATATCAAGATTAACCGAGAAAACACTTTTACAATGTTCATTTTTACAAACATTATTAATAAACAATGTATTATAAAGAGTTTCGTTGATTTTATCTATATACTCGTTTTTGATTTTGTTTATAATCTCAAACGGAATAGCTTCACAAATCTGACTTTTAGAAGATTCATCTAAATTTCTTAAATCTATTTTAATATCACTATTTTGAAATTTCATAGTTTTTATAAAAGAGAAAAGATATTTATCTAATTTTTTATTATAGTCACTACGATCATACTGAGAATTGTCATTACGAGAAATATAAGATAAATCACATTCTATTTCTGAGTTTGAAAAAGTAAATATTTTCTGAAAAGAGCAATCAACAACAGGTGCAAGTTTATCTATTATATTATTAAGATTAATATTGAGTTTTGTTTTCTCATCACATTTATCACATATACGAACTAAATTTAAATTTGGACCACATGAACGTATTCGTAATTGTAGATAAATTATGAATTTATCAATTACTGTAAAGTCTTCTATTTTATAAAAAGAGTCACATATATTTTTTTCTAATATATCAGTTAGAATAAAATCTAATTCTTGTTCTTCGTCTATAACTTTTAAGATATTTCGGAATTGTTCACAATTTAATTCATATATACGAATATATTTTTGTTTAGAAGGCACCCATACTCTATAAGAAGTCATAATATTAATTATAATGATTTATAAAAAAATCAAGATTAATTATTTCTCAGTGGATCTCTAAAAGCGTCTGATGTATTGATATTTCTTTGAAAATTACGAGAATCAGAAGAATTATTAACTGCATCTGTAACTGCGTATCTGCTATATGCGAATTTAACTTGTAATTTCGGAAAATCAGAACTACTAGAATAGTCTAATGTTTCAGATGATATATTAATAGGCGCACAATTATTGAATATAAATGTTTTTCTTATTCCTGAACTATTATCGGTTCCTGTTCTTTTTAATTGGTGAACAACAATCGTAGCTTTTATATCTGTATCTTGAGAAGTTGCAATTAATCCTTTATGTGCTACAATAATAGACCAAGGACGCATAAAACTATCAACAAAAGAAGAATTTGTTTCTAAAAAACCAACTTCAAGAGCTTCAAAATCTTTACGACCATTTATAATTGGGGCATTAATAAATCCTCTTTTAGAACCTTCTGTTATTCCTGCATATTCTATTCCAACGTCTTCACCAGGAAGATTTACCCCTTGAGCAAAAATACAACCAATTACATTTTGAACAGGGTCTTCTGTAGTTTTCTTTGCGCTATTAAAAACATCCCATTCTTTATTTTCATAAATTGCATTTAATCCACTTATTTGTTTTAAAAGATAATCTTTATTATTAGGATATATGAGTAAAACCCAACTAGATTTTAAAGGAACGCTATATGCTAATGAACATATTTTTTCATGAAAATACGATATTCCTCCAAATGTAGTAGAAGGTGCATTAGGAATTTTAATATGATCTTCTATAAAAAGATCCATTTCTTTTTTTGGATCATATTTGATTTGAGAATCACTAATACATCCGAAATTTGTATCAATAGCCATTATTATTACTTACGTTCTTTGCTAAATACAGGCTTTACAAATTTATAATCAGTTTTTCCTGTTGAACCAATTTTCATAACTCCATCATCACGAACAAATTTTACTTCTTGGTTTCCTTGTTTAGAGTTTACTTTACTACCTGGTTTACGTGGATTAACACCTTCTGCGCGTTTTCTTCCGCCAAGACCCTTAGCAATACCTGCTTCGTCATGACCTTTTTCTGATTTATTTTTTCTTCTTGGATTTAAATGCGAACCAACATATTGTTGCTTACGATCTATTTTTGTTTTCTGAGAAGCACTTTTATTAGAATATCCGCGAACACTTCTTATTGCAGAAGATGGCGGAGAAAAGAATTTGTTATATCTATTTTCTCGTCTTTTAGACTTTGCAGTTGTAATCTCACCTATAAGTGATAATACGTAATTGTCAAATTCTTTTGTCATATTAATTTATAAAATTACTTATTGAAACAATGTATTTTCTATGGTATAATAAAGTGTGGAATTGCCTCAGACATATGTTATAGACAAAATATACTCTTATTCAAGTGGAGTTCGTGAAACGAATTCATACCTAAATGGTTGCTGTCCTGTTTGTAGAGAGGGAAATTCTTGGGGCAAAAGAAAAAGACTATTTTATTTCTTAGATGAAGACTATATCTACTGCCATAATTGTTTTTCAGGAGATGTGAAAATTTTAACATTAGAATACGGACCAATAGAATTTAAAAAAATAAACAATTTATCGGTTACAATTAAATGTAAAGATGGTGTATGGCGTAAACGTATTATAAACAGTTACGGTTTGCAGCCTGTGTTCGAATATACTTTTGGTAATGTAGCTAAATCTCCCAGAGAATATATAATAAAAGCTACAGAAAATCATAAATGGTTTATAAAAAGAGATAAAAAACGTCGAAAATACGATTATACAACAAATCTCAAAATAGGAGACAGATTAGATAGTATGGAATATAGTGAAGAACGCTCTATTGAAGGGTTAGTTCATGGTATTATTTTTGGTGATGGAACTTATAGAAAATATAAAGGTTCTAAACGATACGCGATTATTCGCGTATGTAAGCAAGACTCACGTAAAGATGAGATATTAAAAATTCTTTCTGATGCAGGGTATAAATTACATTATCCTCCTAATTATAAAGGTGATGTGTATGTAAATTTAGGAAATATTCCCGGATTAAAAGATGTTCCTACAACTATTGATCCTAAATATATAGCAGGATTTATTTATGGATTATGGTTAACTGATGGTCATAATGATCGGAGATATACAATATCAACGACTCGGAAAGACCTTGTAGAATGGATTAAAAATTATGCTTCGATGGGAGGTTTTCGTTTAGTAAATGAACCTTCTCCAAAAAATAGAAAAAACTGTTATTCTAATGCTAAACCCATTTATAGCATTTCTTTAAAAGAAAACTCTGATGTAGTTTTACGAAAAAAAGAATTTGTCGGTGTAGAAGAAGTCTTTTGTTTAGAAGAACCTGTTACAGGTGGATTTTATCTTGCGGATAATATTCTAACAGGGAATTGCAATAGAGGATGGAATACATTTTGTTGGGTAAAAGAAGTTACTGGACAAAGTTTCAAGCAAATAAAAGAAGAGCTTAAAGATTATAGCGGCGATTCTAATTTCAAATTAGTTGTTGAGAGTTTTGAAGAAAAAAGTTTCGAATTACCCTCATTGCCAGGAGAGTGTGTAAATTTAAAAGATGATTTACAGTTAAAATACTTCTCTTCATATCCCTCTGTTAACAAAGCTAAGAATTATTGTTCTGAACGTCGTTTATTCACTGCACTCAATGCACCAAAAACGTTTTATTGTTGTGTTAATGATAAGTTTCATGGCAACCGTTTAATAATTCCTTATTATAATTCTACAGGAAAAATCGAAAACTATATTTCTAGAAAATTATTAGACAGTGATTCTAAAGCAAAATATCTTGTTAAGTTTGGTTCTAAAAAACCAATATTCAACTTAGATAAAATTGATGAGAACTATCCATATATTTTTATCTTTGAAGGTCAGATAGACTCTATGTTT